TGGCCCTGTATCTATAACAGAGTATAGGGCATCTAGGTTATCAGACATTGTATCTATTGTTGCTAATTCATTCATGTGTTTTACCTTTCAAAAAAGAAACCTTTATAACATAAAACTGCTCATTTGTCAAGTTGTTTTTTCTCCAATTCATAATAAAAATCTGCTACCATATACATTTCCTTTAGAGTTGCATTTGATTTTATAGTATTAACAAGATCAGATACAACAACTATGTTATCTTTATGATAACCTTTTGAATTATTTATTCTGTCTATTGACATATTCCACCTACTTCTTTCTCTAAAAACAAAAGGTTTATGAAAAACTGGACAACACAAATCTTTTGGTATGGCATTTAATAATTCTTCTTTAGTTAAAGTAAAGTGTGTTTTAATACACCAATTTTTTGATTTAAGTCTTTTTCTTAACATTGCTATTTTATGAGTTAAAAAATATTTTGTAACACTTTCATCTAACCATGAAGAATGTTTTATTAGTGCAGGATTCATTGATCTAATCTTTTTAAAAAACTTTCTGTTTGCTAGTCTTCTAAGTTTAATATCTTTATTAGGCATTACAGTCTCTTTGCTCCATCCAGTTCTTTCCCTGAGACATTTCAACCTCAAGTGGGATATAGTCAGACAAACCAAACCTTCTCTTTGCTTCCTGCTGCGCTTCTAGCAAACACTGTGGGCCTATCTGTTTAACTACATCTAGTTCATCTGGATGAGTGTCAATGAGAACACTGTCATGCACAGTATTAATTACTATACTTTGTAGTTCTAGTTCCTTTAATTTGTTGAATAATATTATTACGCCAAGTGGTACGATCTCAGCAGTAGCCACTGACTGCACTGGATAGTTGACGATCTGTGTCTTGTATGTAGCTGTACCAGAGAAGTTTCTTTGACAATCAGGAAAACTAAACTGTCTACCTGTAGCAGTGGTGACTACTTTGTGCTGGATGGCTTCGTTTTGGAGATGTTCATGCCACTTAAAGATGCCTTTATATTTGTTGAAGAACTCTTTGAAATAGGTTCGTTGAGCAGTTGTACCTTGTGTTCCCCCATAAAGAGGACGGAAGGTGGAAGCTTTAGCTGCTCCTCTTTCAGTAGGTTCTCCGTTATCAGAGAGGACTTTGGCAGTGTAGGCGTGAACGTCAAAGCCAGACTCGACTTCTCGCTTAACAACTTCATCAGTTGCGAGTATTCCTGCCACTCTAAACTCAAGTTGAGAGTAATCAATTTCGACAAGTTCTCCTCCTTTAAATCGACTAACGAATGCTTTACGTACAGGGAAGAGTCTGCCTTTAGGCATATTCTGTAGGTTAGGACTGCTACTACTTAATCTACCAGTTGCTGTTATGCACTGATTGAAGTTTGCGTGGAGCAATCCATCACTCTTAATACCTTTTCGTATGCCCTCTATAAAGGCAGACCTATAAGTTTCAATAGCTGACAGTCGCACAATGGACTCTATAAACTTCTTAGCCCTTGGATCAGTTACTTCATTTAAAAGCATACTGAGTGTGTTCTTGTCAGTCTTGAAACCACCAGCAGAAGCTAGGGAAAGTCGAGGGGGCAAATTTAAACCTCCCCTATCTTCCAGATCAATATAGATAGTACCCTTCCCTGCACAGACCTCGCACTTTGTCTGCTTTTTAAAATTAGTACCATCCTTCTTGACCTTAAAGTAACCACCTGAACCATTACAGGATGGACACTTCGCTGATCTTACCACCTTGGATCTTTTAAAGCAGCTGGATACTGCTTCTCTAAAACTATTTAGATCCATAGTTGGTCTTGGCAGGGGTTTACCTCTATGATCAACCCCTATGTTCATTAAACTCTTCCAGGATTTCTTATCAACTAACTTACAAGAGTATATTATCTGAGACAACTGCTCTGGTGAAGAAAGATTTACTTCTAAATCGCCCATTAGAGAACGAACTTGCTGATTCAAATAAGAATTTAACTGAGCTTGTTCTCTCTCGTACTCTTTATCTACCTGAGATAATACATCTAGATCTATAGCCATACCTGATCGTTCTATGTCTGTTAGTACAGAACAGAACTGGCACATGAGATCTCGTATTGGTATCAGAGATAGATTGTATTGTTGTTTGAATAATCTTT